TGTTCTTTCACAAGCGAAGAATTTTCAGGCAAAAACTCATCACGATAAGTAAGAGTGATGAAACAATTGTCTTTATGCATTTGAGCTTCATGAACGCAACGAATAGCCCAGTTTTTAGAACGCTCAAGACGACAACCAATACACTGACCACAAGGAATTTTAAGTTCAAACGCACCGGAACAAATGGCTTCATTTTGTTTCCAGATAATGCTACGTTTTCCAGTATCGGGATTGAGATCTTTTGATCGCCAAGCTCGAAGGGGATTAAAGCACGGCATTGCTTTGGTCTCCTTTTTTTTTATTTATAACCGAATGCCACCACGCATCGGATTTAGACTCACATTTTTTTTGTGAGTCTTTCGGGCTGTCTTGCTGAACAAACGCTTAGATTTTTTAGAAGTCAATTTTTTTCTGAATTTAGTTTTCATAGAAGCACCATGTTATTTTTTCCAACTGTTTCCAGTTTTTTTAGACTGCTGTTTTACGAACACAGAGAATGCGTTTTAGTCAGCTACTAGGACAGCCCAGCGACAGCATCGGGATTGACCCGAAGCTGTCACTCAGACCAGTTACATCAAGTGAGTAACTGGTCTGACATCCCACGGCTACGCCGCGGGCCCCTCGCCTACCGCGGGTTGCCCAGTAGAAGCTGACGCTTCTACTCGGGCTTTATTATCCTTTGCGTTGTGCACAGCAACAACGCCGGATTTTTCTTGACGCACCGCAAGACCGTATTTCACAAGCTCATCAATATTTTCAGGATCATGCACAAAAGAAAGAAACTCTTGAGGATCGTTATTAAGACGCTTTCTTAATTTCGCTGGTAACGCTTCAAATTGCTCTGTAGCGCGTTTTACAAGCTCAAGTGACTCCTGATAGCTAGGAACATCCGAAACGTCACTATAGAGCCCCTGAGAGCCCTCAGGAAGGACGCCAGTACGTACAGCCTTAGCTATGATTTGATTAATATCGCACTCGTCTTTAAACGACTGCTTAGTCAACGAATGACCATGAAGAATAGTTTGAGCACGACCACGCTTGTCATACACCTTACGAATTTCCATTTTAATCTCTCCCGTTAATCTCTGAATAATTACCAACACGGGGCCGTCCTGGACGAGAACCACCAATGTTTATGTTTAATTTAGGTTTCACAATACCAGCAGCATCACTAACAACACCTGTAGCCTGTTTGACACGGTTCATAATCGAATCATACTTCACAGCCTTTTCATCAATCTCACCACGCTTAACGTCAACACGAGCCTTCTGCTGAATAGCTGGAAGCTCCGCAGCAAGTATCTTAGCATTTTGTTCCGCAACCTTCGCATTGGACTCATGAAGGGCCTTTTGAGCCCCTTGCGTCGCCTCAGCCGCTTTATTTAACGACACTTGAGAATCAGTAGCGTCAAGCTCTTTTTTCAACCGACGAAACTCCATGGCGGTTGAAATACCCGGAGCCAACGCATTTTCCATGCGAGCAGTTGTAACCCCGCCAGCCGCTCCCGAAGGGGTAGAAGCACCCCCCTGGGAGAAAGCTAGCATCGGGTTCAAACCGGCCGCCTTCATGTCGGCCATTGAACGCTGATAGGCGGTTGAAGACATACGCTCCTGAAAAGCCATTTGCTCACGCGCATTTGATTGAGCCTGGACATTAGCAGCAGAAGCAATATCACGATTGGCTTGATTAGCCTCTCGTTGACCAAGATACGAAAGGCCACCAGATATCAAAGAGCCGCCTAAGGCAGCAAGTTCCATCATAAGGCCCCCTTAAAAGTGGTCGATAAGACCGGGCACAGAATACACTGGCATTGGTCGAGCGCATTTAAAATCAAAGTACGCATCCAATAAGAAATGCGGCTCTGAAGGTACAGCAATCACTCGGTCAACTGGAGGATTTTCTTGAATGAACGAATCATTCAAAACCGGAAGAGCCGCGAAATCTTGCGCGAGATGCCAGATATCCAAGGAAGCCGCCGCATTAGAGCGGAACTGGCCAGTGATAAGAGAAGGCTTATAGCGGTACTCTGCGAATCTTTCTTGGTACGCGAACACGGCATCATCGGTTGCATTTCCTTGGGCATAAATCTCCTTATTTAACACGGCTTGTTCGCCGAGATGAGAGAGAGCTGGCCAATAAAAGTCCCAGCGAGTTTGACGAGACCACATACGATTTAAACCCTGTTGATAATTAAGGTCAGCACGTACAGACATAAGACCAATAATAAGACAATGCTCAGTGAAAGATTTAACAAACCCAACACCACTACCAGACATTGTACCCATTGCGGCAAGGTTGCCTTGAGGCGAAGTAGCATCAGTCGAAGAAGTCTGAGCAATCGGGTGAATGTTAATTGGATTGGAACCACCACCCAAGAACTCAGGACGTTGAAGACGAGCATCGGGGGAAGTAACACCAAAGTGCGCTCGAATGATTTCAGTATAACGGGTACCACCACGGGCGTCCCTTTCATAAAGTTTTTGAAGTTGAAACGCCTGGCGAAGAGAGTTGATGGTCGCAGCAGTAGCAGCAGAGAGATCCGCGACCAAACCACCATTAGGGTCCATCGAACCCGTGTAAGTAGAACCCTGTAAAGTACCAGCACCAGAAGTCGACAACGAAGTCGACGTATTCAAATTTTGAGAACCAGCACGATACACAGTCCAAGCGGGAGCAGAATCAACACGCTCAACAGGAGCAGTAGAACCAAGAGGAATAGACACAGCATCGCCTTTTTGAGGCCAAGGCAAAGCTGATGTAAAGTAATCATGACGTTTTCCGCGCTTTTTAATCACATAATCAGTCGGAGAATCAGGGCCATCATCACGATCAACAACAAGAGAATCCTGTAAGTTTTGATCACGATACCATTGATTCCAAATCAAATTGTAAGCGCGATGCCACAAAGAAGAGTGAGCAAGACCGGGAACACCAGTAGGAATACCAAAGTAATCACTAAGAGACCCAATAGCATAACCAGTAACTGCCGGAGCAGACATTGTTGGAACAAGGTAATCGGTAGAGTCGCCCGGATCAATTTGCTCACCGTTGAATTTCTGCCAATTATCCCAAACAAGACGAATCGGAACGGCAAAGAAATGCACATCAGCAACCATATTGTCCATAAAAGGAACGATAGGGGTAGCCAAACGAGCGAAAGAAGACATGCGAAGATTAAAAGTATCACCAGGAAGAGCCTCATCAACAAAGACGGGAATCAAATCACCAGCATCAAAAGTGGTTTTAAAACCATGAGAGCGATTGAATTGAGAACGCGGAATATCCGCTTTAGGTACCTGTGAAAAGTTATGAGCCATGACGGATTTCATTTTTTTCTCCAAAAAAAAGCGGAGCACTTTTCGCACTCCGCTTCAGTTATTTATTTCAGTGTGGCAGCAATTTATTTTTTAACAACATCAATCGCAGAACGATTTGCAATTTCCAAAGCAGTAACTAATTTTTGACGTTCAGCTACAACTTCACCAGTAACAAGATCAAGAGAACCAAGACGATGCAAGTCAAAATCCTCTGGATTTTTTGACACCTGAGAAGCGGCATCAGTAACCAAATGAGTAAAAGAACGAATGGCCATGTTATCCATTGGCATATAAAACGGGGTTTGAAATGCAGCACCAGCACGATCAAAGATCGAATAAATATTAAGTTTCATTTTCGTAGCTCCTATACGATTTTTTGTTTTTCATTTCGGTAACGCGTTCTTTTACGCGTGTACGCTCCCAAGTAGAATCAGCCTTCATAGAAAAGTCAACAGCCTTTTTAATACGCAACGCCTTTAGCATAAATGCATCAGAAGGATAAATAAGCTCATATGCATTATCATAATACTTCGGAGGTTTGCATATCCTCACGGATTTTCCAGATAATACAACCCTATCCTCAGGGTAAACATCGTCAACATAGCGAGCAATCCAATCGGCAGCAATACCAGGGCGACGAGACATAAGATTGAATTCAGGAATTCGCTTTGGAAGAAGTTCTCCGGTTTTTTCATCGAGTATCTCCCCATAATGCTCACCAGCTTTCGCACCAGTAATTTTTTTTGTAATATACCGTGCAACATACGCAGCAGACTCAAACGTAACCTCACCAATAGAAGAATAACCAAACGGCCAAAGATCTTCCAATAAAGACGAACGATACAGCTTAACGCCTGAAGGCGATGTTTTCCAAATTTCCTTATCAGGAAAATCAAAGTTAAAAAGACAAGCATGATAATGGGGCCGCGCAAATTGTGCGCCATATTCACCAGCCATATAATACTTAATTTTAGGATGAGTGCGAAAACGCAAACGCTTCATAAACAATTGCCAATGTTCTTTCACAAGCGAAGAATTTTCAGGCAAAAACTCATCACGATAAGTAAGAG